TGGTTTTTTACTATCTCAGAATTAACAAGGTCTATTCCTTGTAATGCTTTAGCAGCAACTATTTTAGACTGAGCATTGTCTGACAATACTTTAAGTCTATTGCTAACGGCATTTAATTGCATATTAGTAAGCTGTAATGATGCCATGTCTTCATCACCAAATCTTTTAACAAGATCACCATACAATGATTGATATTCTTTCTTTTGCTCTTTAAGTAAGGCATATCTTTCTTTTTGCTGAGCTAGATCACGTGCCATAGTATTAGAAACGGTGTCTTGGAATGTTTTAGCACCTTGTGGTGATAGAGAAGATAAAAACCCAGTAATGGCTAACATTACCTTTTGACCAGTTGATGATTTTTCCCATAATGATCTATTATCCCAGGTAAAATCTTTTTGCTTTTGATCAATCTCAGCAATCTTTGCTTTCATCTCATTTTCTGAATCAATTCTGGACTTCTGCAAACGTGCTTGATTGATCTCATATTGCTTCATAATTTGATCAGTAGCATCTAATGACCTTTGAGAGGCTGCATCCTGTGCGCTTATTCCTGACTTAATTAAGTTTTGATATGAACCAGTAGGTGAAGCAGTTTGAGTCACTAATTGATTGGTTTGCATTTCACCAGGAATTGCAACACCTCCACGAGACACAACGTCTGCATCACTGACTTGAGTTGCAGGCATTGATGCAGGCATGGCTTGTGCGACAGGAGGTTTTAAGCCTAATGCAGCTAACTCAGATTGTGTTTTGTTTTTTGCTTCTACCTCTGCAAGTTTTTGTGCTTCTTTTTGTGCTTCAATAGCAGCGATATTTTCTTGTTGACCAATAGCTTGCTTAGAAAACTTAAGCAATTCATCATCAGATAATGGTTGTCTCAATATTCCCGATGGTGTTTGAGACGCAGCAATAAGCTCTGCCTGTCTTCTTAATTGATCAGGACCCATATTGATTGGCTGTGTAGGTTCCATGTTAACCTTTCTTCTCTAATTTTTTAGTTCTTTGATTCAATTCAGCAATGGCAGCAAATAATGGAGCCATGCCTTGACCGTAGTTGACCATCTTTCCCTCTGGACCATCAACAACCATCTGCTTGCCGAGTTTAGACTTCTCAAGATCCTGTGCCATAACGGAAGTGACTTTACCCTCTGGGTTTTTCTGACCATTATTTTCTTTATCTTTATAATTGTATGTGTAGCTTTTAAGAGCGTCTAAAAACTCTTCAACCATTTCAGAACCAGATTTTTCTGATTGATTCATATTTTCTTTTAGTGACACGTCTGAGTTTGGTCCTGCGGCTCCACCGCCTGACATTGCCTTAGCTCCACTGCTTGCTAAATTTGAAATAAATTCAGACCTCATTCTTGAACCTGCTAATCCTGCTTCTAGGTTTGCCTGAGCAGCACCAAGCGCAACACCTCTTTGTGCAGCTGCTTGTCGCATTAATTGTTCACTAGCAGCTCTAATTTCTTGCTCTTTAGCTATTGCTGATTGCGCACCTAAGTCAATGCCTGCTTCTTTGCCTGCCTGCATTGCTTCCCTTTGTGCAAGTCCTACGTTTGACATACCACGAGCAGAAGCAGCTGCGCCTAGTTGTTGTTTTGATAAATCCTGCATAGCTTTTTGAAATTGCATTTCAGTAACAGAAGGAGATTTTCCTGAAGCAATATCACGAAACCTTTGAAGTGCTTCTTTTTCACCTTCAAGAGCATCTTTCGTAAGTTTAAATTGACCCATTCCTGCAAGTTTGGTTTCTGGATTAATACCTAAAAATCCACCAATTTTTTGACCAGTTTCTTCTATGCCCCCTAATCCACCGCCTAAAACTGTCGATATTCCACCAGTTGCAACACCGGTAACTACCTTTCCTGCGCTTCCCATATAATTTCCTTAGCTAATTTAATTTCTTTTTCGTCAGCTCCAACTATTTTAAACCCTTTTAACATTTGAGCAAGAAGTGCTTCATGTAATCCATTGCTATTAATCTGAACTGCACTTAACACGTATTTAATTTTCTTTGCCCAAGCAATAATCTCAATCTGTTTTAATAGATCCGATCCTATGCCTTTACGTCTGTGATCTTTATCAATGTACATATCATGAATATAAACATGATCGGATAACAGAGAATATGAAACAAACCCATAATCATGCTCAATAAGTTCAATGTTAGCTTTCTCTTTAATGTAATTTGCATACTTAGTAAGACTTGTTTGGTGCAAGTTTATACCCTCCTGCTTTAATCCCTAGCTCGATTTGAATATTAGATAAATCGTATGACTCACCAGTGCCTGCTTGATCTGAATCAAATATTTCAAACTTCATACTCTCTACTTTTTGACGAGGTAATGAAATCTGGAACTGATATTGTGGTGAACTAGATGAGTTATACACCAAAGAATACTCTTCAAACACAGTATCATCATAATCAAAATAGACTTTACACTTAAGAGTATGAGCAGACTTGTAGTCACCAATAATCCACAACTGGTAAGCCCTTACATATCCCTGGACTAAGTTAACTTTTAGCCATGGGCTTATAAACTTCATAGCATAAAAACTTGTGCCATCTTTAAAAACTGATTCTGACTCAGAGAAAATCTTATTAGACTTAATTAATGAAACAGTATTTTTATAAGTTTCCGCATCAACAGTTGTCTGCCCTGTACTCACAGACCATACCTGGAATAAATAATTGTATGTAAGACAGTTCATGCCAGAGGTATAAAACCTTACCTCGTTAAATTTAGGAGCAAGCATTGATGCAATAATTGACTCTGAGTTATAGTCCTCGATTGCTGCACCTATGTAAGAAACCTGCATTGCTCTTGATAAAAGATAAATGCCCTTTTTGGACTTAAACATTAAACCATCAGGCATACTTATAACTGATTTTGAGTCAGAACACCCAACATCAGACTGTATGATTTCGGGTTCACTAAATCCGTTAACAGGTAAGCCTGTCTCTGTAGGACCATCGCCTTGTATAAAGTATATTGATTCTTCCCTGAAGACTATTAACTTGCCGTCCATGTAACCCAGGGCAGAGATTTTAGTCTTATCTGAGTTAGTACCAGATGCAATCCTTATCCTGAAAAAGTCTGAGAAGAAAATTGATTCAGAGAACAACTGCTTTTTAGAGTAAGCCACTTCATCTTTTTCTTCTAGCCCTCCCAGGAATATTCTATTACCGCCTGACACCATAAATTTAGACGATGGTGCCTGGTCATTTTGTAGAATACCGCCTTGGGTGTACAGGAGTTGATTGTCTACAATGTCTGCATCTGCAGCAATATCAGTTAACGAAATAAGCGAACCATCATTAGGAAGAAAATACCCTGTAGATTGCAATTTATAAAACGTAGCTCCATTATTCGTAGTTCTAAACAGAGTAATCATTATCCCTGAGTAATTATCAGAGTTAATTTTCAATGACCCAAAAGGACTGTTAATAAAAATGCGGATTGATTCTGTGCTTGCAGATGTTGGTCCTATGGTCACGATTGGAGAAGCTGCAGAGAAACTTAGCTGTCCGTTGGCATCAAAATACTCATAGATTGCTACATAGGAAAATGTTTTACTAGCAACTGCAGGAGTAGGAAACGCAGAAGTAACTGTCTCTGCTATGACCGCAGGAGGTGACTGCCAAAATCCATTTTCGTAAAACCCTCTGCCATCAAACTCTAGTAATGACCCAGAGTTATAATAAATAGAAGCACCTAGTTTTGACTTCATTCCAGAATCAGATGCTTGGTTGATAAACGTTCTTTTTGTTCCAACGAAATTTAACGGTGCTTCAGTAGCCTCTCTTACAGCAACAGTGTAAACTGAAGGGTAAAATATTGATGATATTGATGCAGTTACCTGTGGACTATTTGACACCTGAAAGTTTGGTAAAGTAAAAAGATCCTGTGCATAGGTAGCGTTTATAGAGAACTTTTGCTTCACATAGCCAGTCAAAAACTCAACTACGTAACCATTGTTCTGATTCTCTTCTTGTAAGTGAATTACACCGTATGGAATAGAGTTAATAAATATAGGTTTTGATAAAATCTTAGGTCTATAAATTAGCTTGGTATTATCTGGAACTGCAGAAGTTGTATAACTAACCCTATTCATTTCAACTGATACAGCTTTTTTAGTCACAAACCCAGGATAAGGTTCTTCTAACGCTTCTGAGATAACATAGGCATAGCTTGCATCACATATAAGTGAAACTTTCCTTTGCTTTACTATGACAGAAACAGTTTTACGTGCCATCACAAGTGTAAATGAAGTATTAAAAGAGACTAATGATGTTTGTCCAGCAGTAGCACCATTTCCGTCTATATATGCAAGAACGACGTGGTTAGCAGTAGCATATAGATCAATGCCACATGGTGATCCAGAGACAAGATAATTACCACCCACTAGAGTATAGGTCCCAGTCAATACAGGAGTCGTTCCGCCTGCTAATGTAAACTTATAAAGAGCAACACTTGCTGTTGAGATAGTGGCTACATAAATTGTAGAACCGTTTCTATATGCACAAAATCCTGCGTTATCAAAATTTAGTGAACCTATCACTGCAGATGAAGTAAGAGTCAAATCCTTATCATATATGTTTACCTGAAACCCATTACCGCCTGTAGCGGACTGGGGAACAAACACAAAGAATGATGGGTTAGTAGAAGTTCCAACAACAAATACCCTAGCATTGTTTCTTTTTGCTATTACGCTTGATAAGAATATTGCTAGTGATTTTTCTTTTCTGGTGTTTGATACGTAATCTTCATAAATTAATGATGCTTGATAAGGTTCTGCAGTAGGATCACCTACTTTATAGCATATAGATGCAAACACATTATTTTGAAAGTCAGCGTCTGGACCTATTTCTTGAAACGAGCTCTTAGAGAAAAACTCTGAATCAACACTAATGGCATTCTTAAAGTCAGAGATTTTCTTCCAGGCATTCTCTTGGTTAAATAACGTGTAGACACCGTTTGATGTAATAGCTGCAATCTTATCTTCATCTGAAGCTATAGCACTGACCGTATATGATGAAAGGTTTCCGCCATTGATTGTGTCAGACAATTGAACGAACCCATAACGCTTAGATAGCTTTCCAGTCTTCTGAAAACGCACGTTTTGAAGCAGCAATGCTCTGCCTGCCATGACTTGCTTACTATCTGTCTTTGTATCCATTCCTTCTGATATTGGAATAGAAACAGTTTGCCTCTGAAGTGCCATTTAAAATATCCAAACTTTTATAGTTACTGTAGCAGACGAGTCAAGCGTAATGGTCTTATCGTCCGATGATGTTTTCCAAATGTTTGCATCTGCATCTTGATCTAAAACTATCCAACCAAGAGGAACGCTACCTAATCCGTGATTAATTGTAGCAGTAGACGGTGTAATTGTGGCATTAAAAACATTCCCGACAAGAAAGGGATTGTTTATAAACTGCTTGTTAAACTCTTCTGTGAATTGAACTGTTTTAGAAAGATTGTATTCAAGACCTGTTAGTTTTTTATATGGTTTTAGTTCCATAGGTTTCTGAATCCTGCATAATTGGAGTCAGTGTCAACTACTCTAGCAGGTTCACCTGAGTCTCTGCCTGCGGATGCAGATAGTATTCTTTGTCGCATATTTTCTTTAGCAAGTAATAGCTCTTCAACGGGTGACTCTTCCTTGACTCTCATTTTAATAGCTGCATCAATAACAACATACTCTTCATATCCATTAATGCCATTAAATGCGTCTGTGTCTAATGTGAGCTCTTGAGGCAGCGGAATGTACCATAGTCTTATAAGCTGAGCACCGTTAGGAGTAGGGATAAACACTAGGTCATCACCTCTTACTTGGTACATTAGATTGTAGTTTCGGACGTTATAAAACGGTTCACGGAACCTATTTCTTTCCTGCCAACGAAACGCTTTAAGAGTTATCGCTTGAGTTGATGATGTTACAAAATCAACACCCATCAATTTATAGAAGTCTGAAGGTAATGCGTACGTGTCCTGGTTGATACTTGTCGTGAAGTTATAACTAAGAACGAAATAATTTTCACCACGAGAGGCAATCAAGAGGTCATATAGCTCTGCATTGGAAGCATTAATATAGGTGTTTAATTCGGCATCGGTAACAAACTTAGAATTGACCATATCAGCACGTTGCCGTGATCTATTTCTCAACTCCAAAAGTGTTACTGATGCCATAATTAATTAACCTTTACAAAGAAATTTCAATCTCTGGACCTTCTTCTTCCTCTTCAGGATAAAGTGATTCAGAGATTTCGTCTACTTCATGATCAAGAGCAATGAAAGCTGAGATAATCCTGTTTGGATCTTTGCTTTCAACTGCCTTTAAAAACTCCATAGCACACATTTTAGCTGAGTCGGGATACATTGCAGGTGCAGTTGAATAGGCTTTTTTGCCTTTAACTATCCCTTCAATTAACCCGTCTGAAATTTTCTTCTTATCAACACCCATCATTAAAGGCATAAAAACTCCTTAAACTGAAGAGTTTGATAGAACAAGTTGAACATAAACACTGCAGGCAGACGCAATATCACCAACTATTCCTGCAATTTTTGTTTCCATTACTAAAGTTTTTGCAGGAAGGTTAACTTGCTTAAAAGTAATTGATAAATTTTGAGCAGAATCGACAGACATAGCTGAAATTGATCCTAGATCAAAATATTCATCTTCAAGAGTGATTGTATAAAGACCTGTCCCAGATTTAACAACGGATGCAATTCCTTTAATGCTTACAGTGCCAACGGCAGCAGAAGCAGAGAGAGGTATTTTACCTGCTAACAAAACTGGTTTTTTGAAGAAACTATAAAAGAACTGGGTGAAATATCTGTTTGCGATAGAATTATCCTCCATTTTTTACCAGGTATATACCTGATACCTTAGTGTTTCCCGCTAAGTCGGTTTTTAAGTAATTAATAGCATTAATCAAAAGCTGGGGATCATCCTTAAACTTTCCTAAACCAGTGTTGCATAAACTACACAAAAGTCCTCTGATAAACCCAGTTTTATGACAATGATCTACAGATAGCTGTCTAACAAGTTCAGATTGATGAGATGAACATATTTTACATTTAAAATCTTGCTCAATAAGCATTTTATTATATGTATCTATATCAATTCCAAAACTTCTTTTTAGATCATACGACTTAAATTTGCTTGGATTTTTCATCCTTCTTTCTTTATTTTTTACAACAACACATTTTCTGCAAATGTTTTGCACTTTTCTGTTTGATCCTTTTTTATCCCCACGAAAATAAAATTTTTGCTCGGGTAAAAATTTTTCACATCTAGTGCAATAATGCAAAAAACATTCCTTAGTTTTAGGGTTGTGCCCCTATCCTGGATTGTTTATGCCAGGTCATATCAGGGAGAGTTTTTACACTCTCCCTATGTTGTTATTAGATAGTGAAAGAACCAGAAGATCCCGGCCAATATGAACTGATCTGTGCGTAATAACCCACTCTGACCTCTGCACTGTCATCGTTAGATACTCGGAGCATTTTAAGCCCATCCATATCTAGGATCATTGGCATACCTTCAAGAGAATGAATTTTCCACATATCAAGCTGTAGCATCTGCATTTTATTCTCAGGACAATTTCTGTCTGGAATAACAGTAGCAATTGATTTACCAAGATTAACTTTTACACCTTGGAAACCAATGTTTGCATCTTTCGCAATGACATCGACGAATTGGACCTTTGAGCCTAATGCTTTAGTGAGATCCGCATATTTTTGGAATGACATGAATACGTGATCAACTTTACCGCCATCACGTCCAATCTTCATTCCACCCTGGATAAGAGCTTCTTCGATTGGAAGAGCAGAAAGGTCACCACGGAAACCTGCAAGACGAGTAACGTCTACAGAACGGTCTACACCAAACCAGTTGTCACCTGAAGTAGGAGCAACAGCAGGTAGCCATCCAGCAAGACCTTTCATCTTCTTATCGTAGTCACCTTCGATAGAAATAAAATCGTTTACAGTAGCAGTTGCGATTGAGGTAGAGATGTTAGCATCTACAGTTACCTGACCAAGTTCACGGTCAACAGCAACTACAGTCATAACACCTGCACGAACAGATCCACCGCCATTAGTAGCAGATAATTTAAGTCTGTAATCAACTTCAAAAAATACAACATCTTCAGGGTTTCTTAGCTTAATAAGAGTAGAAGCAAG